AATGTCTTACCTGGAATGTGGCCAGGAAGCTTACCCATTGCTTCCAGCTACACGTCTGTATTTTACTGTAGCCTGGCGAAATTTTTTGTACTGATACTTTGTGAACTCTTTGATCTTTTTCGTGATACCAAATAATGTATGCGTTTAGACTAGCCTTCTCTGCTAATCTCTTAATCATTCTATGACCTTTTTTGTAATCCTCTGCTGGTCCTTTATGCCTAGCAGTTTCAGCAAGAAATAAAGGCTCATTGCAAGCTATGCAGCAAGAAACCTTGTCTACATCCATCATTGCAATACCATCGTGGCTTTCACGGTGAGTATGCGAATAAGCGCTAAATTTAACGTCTTTACAGTATATTTCTCTAGCCATAGTTAAAAAAACAGCCAAATTAGCCTCAAAAACCGCCTAATTTAGCTATAATTGGCTTATAAATTAACGAATTAACTAATCAAATTACTGATAGTCCACAACCTAGATAATATAGTAAACTAATAGTTGACTTTATAGGATTAGATATTAAGTAGTTCGTATGGAACAAAAATTAAAAAATTTATCAATTTCTAAATACTCATTAGACAAAGACAAAGACGGCAAAGTAATCAAAAAAGATTGGCAACAAGGAGCATCAGAAATGACTGGTGTTGCAGTTGCTAAATATGTTGGTTCACTATTAGTTGGTGAGATGGCTGTTGTAGGTCTTTTATACAAGAACGGAAATATGTATGAAATTTACGGACCAAGAGAAGATGTAATGTTTCATGCTGTAGAAAAAATTAAAGGTAAAAAAAGAGGTGCTGAAGCTTTCCATCAAAAGTTTATGGATGAATGGAATAAAGCAGTGCCATACACTCCAGGTTCATTTCAAAAGGAAGCTACAAAACTTTCAGAAAATAAATTATTAAATGCTACATTAAAAGCTAAAGGTATAAATGCACCTAAGTTTGCAGAAGCAGTTGGTAGAACTAAACAATCTATTTATGGTCAGCTATCTGGTGAAAAAGGAATTTCAAGAGATACTGCAATCAAATACGGTAATGCTTTAAATGTAGATCCAGTCGATTTATTATTTCCAAAAAAAACTTGTAGCATTTGGGGATATGTAAATACATTAGATGTTGTTGATTTAGAAGAACCATATTCACCAGGAAGAATTTACTCATCAACTAAAGAAGAAACTGTTGTTGTTCCAAGAGATATTTCTACAGCAAATATTAGAGCAATTAAAGTTCATTCTCACGGTTCAATGTATCATAACCAAATTGCTTTTTACTACAAAGACAATGCAGCTGATTTAGATATTAATAATAAACTTTGTATTGTTGGAGCAAAAGTAAGAGGCTTTATGGATGAAGAATTAACTTATTATTATTTTGGTCTTTACGAAAATGTTAGAGGTAAACATAATTTATTAAATCCTGATCCTTATGCTGAAGATAATCAAAAATATATATTAACTAATTTTCATTTAGAATTTATTTCACCAGTTATTTCTACAGTAGATCCTAAAGCTGTTAGAGATGGTACGGTTTTTTCTCAACATATGCCAACTGAATTAACTATTTCACAAGAGAAGCACGAAAAAGAAATGATGATGTTGCAGCAAGAGTATGAATTAAAAATTGCTAAATTACATAAAGAGAAAAAAGAAGATTTAGAACAAGGTAAAAAAGTTTTAGAAGAATACAATAAAGCTCAGGAAGAATTAAATAAACAAATAGAAAAAATTTCTAGAGAAATAGAATTGCAATATTATGCAAAACCTAAAGATAAATTATCATACGTTGATAGAGCTTTAGAGTTGACGAAGGAGGCGTTGAGAAAGAAGAGTGCCTAAGAGAAGAGAAAAAATACAAGCTGCAACAGTAGAAAAAACACAAATTAAATTAGTATTCTCAAACGAATTACCACAAGGATTAAATCCAAACAGCGTTTTATCTCCTAAAGAAATGCAAACCTACTTCAACTATTCAGTAAGAACTTTAGGTAACTACAGAACCTATTACGAAGAAGATCAACATATTAGAGTTGGTCCTAAATGGATTAGAGTTGGAGTAAAAGGCATTAAATACATAGTTAAAGATGTCATAAGATGCCACGAAGGCTTACCA